CACAGTGAAACCGGGCGATTATTTAAAGCATCCAGAAGCCGATCAAATAAACAATAAAATTGAAGCTCATACATTAGACTTATGTATAAGACAAACAGAAGCAATTTCAGCACAATTGAAAACTATCTTCGATATAAGTTGTACATATAAAAACCAAGCCGAACGTTTAAACCGAGATTTAAAGCGTTTTAAATTTGATATAAAAGTACAAGAAAGTAAAAACATAGTTGAGGGTATAAAAGAAACCTATACTTATTAAACCAAAACCAAGGGAACCGGATACCCGGTTCCCAAACTTTAAAACATAGAACTATGAAAAAAGCATATTTAATACTAGAAAAATGTACGCTTATATTCGCTACTCTTTATTTGAGCGCGCATTTATTAATTCACATTTTTAACAATTAAACCGGATCAAAAAAAAATGAATTTAGTTAAATGCATACATTCTAACTGTGAACATTTATTTAATTATGATAATGTAGATATCCATAGGATAGAAACAACGTGGCATGCGCCCGGGTATGATATACCTATTTGCCCAAAATGCAAAAAAGACGCAACCGATTGTATAGAAGCTACACCGGAAGAAAAAAAAGAGTATTTAAAAGAACTAATAACAACTTAAACGAGGAACCGAAATCATGAGTTATAAAACGTTTATAAACCAACCTAAAAAAATAATAATTAGAGATAAAGAGTTTATTGATTATTTAGAACTTATTAAAAACGATCAATCGGAAATTATGAGCACTGAAGATACGAGCACAAAAGCCAAAGAAGACGCCCGCACTAAATGGAATATAATAAGTGCCATTAAATTTACTTTTATTCAATTAACAGAAGACAACCTAAACCAAGAACCGAACCAATGAAAAAACAAAAAAAATACCGATCACTAAACCGGTACTATATAAGAACCGGAATTAATAGAATGTTAAAGCTATACAACCAAGCAACCCAAGCCGAAAAAAAAGCCGGTATAAATTGGTATAAAAACGCGAATAAGTTTTGTAATGACTTAGCAGAAAAAAATAATATTAATAAGATCGTATCTTATTTAATAACCGCGCAAATTAGTCCGGGCGTAAATTGGGAATTAAACAAAGATCAAGCCCGGGAATTAATACAAACTTATTACAAAAATATAAACAAACAAAACAAAACCGGAACTATCGAACGCAACTTAAAAAAAGTTGTTTGTAGTACATACGATCATAACAAGTACAAAGCAATTGCAACCCTACTAAATAAACCGATTAATTATAAAGCCCGGGAAATAATTAACAAAAAATATACCGGACGTTATAAAAAGACAGAAACCGCAAAACCAGGTATAAATAAAAATACCGCTTTAAAAACGTATGCTTTTTTTGAGAATATAAAGCAAGGTAAAAACGCGCATAAATTCGTAACAGTCGATCGACATCATTTAACCGCGTTTTTCAAAACAAAAAATATATTTACTAGAGATCATAAAAAAATTAAATCTTTAACGGCGGCAAGGTATGCAGATATTCAGACCGCAACAATTGAAGCGGCAAAAAAAGTTAATTTAAAACCATACGAATTTCAAGCGATCGTATGGGAGCAAGTGAGAAAAAAAGAAACCCCAAAACATGAACGAACAAAAGTAACAATATGAAAGCGCACGAATTAAACGAACTAAACAAAACATTAAAATTAAGTAAAACCACACAAAGACAATTAGCAAGAGCATCCGGTATTAACCACAACCGTATTAATAGGCTATGTTTATATTCAAATAAGGTACTACCGAATAAAATAAGCTACCAAGAATTAAACCAAATAAACGAAGCTCTTTCGATATTAGACCGAGCGCACCGGGTAAACTTGCCTTTTAAAAGTATAACAAACAACAATAACAATTAATTAAATAAGCCCGGGAAAAAACCCGGGTTTTTTTTGAATAATGTTTTGTTTTTAATGCAAAATGTTTTATATTTAATACAGATAAGATAAACACAAACAAATAAATAGAACGATGAAAAAAGTAGCAAATAAACATTATAGATTTGACAATGGTTTTGAAGTATACAAAGACGAAAGAATCGAAGGTCAAAACAAATGGGTAATACATCATCCGGACGAAGAAGTATTCGAACAATATATTTATTTATACGATCAACTTTGGAGAACATTGAAGGAAGCCCGGGAATTCGTTCAAGATTTTAAAGTAGACTAACCCCAACCCAACCAAACAACAAAACCCCGGAAAACTGTCCAAGTTTACACTGGGGTAATTGTTGCAAGTCGACCCGATCAAAACCGGAACCCAAAACGGAAGCCAGACGAGCCAGGGGTAGCCCTATTAAAACAGATGCGACGGCGGCGTTATCACCCTCCCCTCCGCAGAATATCAAATTTTTACCAATATTGTCCAATTATTTGCTTTATTAAAGATTTCTGCCTATAGTTTGTCAATTTTATTAAGTTTATGTCAATGGGCTGGCACAAAAAGAAAAAGATATTGACCGAGGAGGAGTTGATTCAGGAAATAAAGATTGTGATACAGAGTCTTTATGATATACCCTCTATGTCTGATAAACTGCCCAACTACATATACAATCGCATAGAATCTATTATTGAGTATGTCAAACAGAAAGGCTGGTAACAGGGACATTTCGACTAAGGAAAAGGTTGAAATCCTAAAAGATATAAATATACTTGGCAATGTGTCCAAAGTTGCCGAGAAATGGGGTGTTTCTAGGCAGTCCATTTACAACTGGAAAAGTGAGAGGGCTAAGCTTGATCAGGAGATGATTCTTAGGGAGAATGTGCCACAGATTAGTGATGATGCTGTAATTGACATAGAAAAATATAAAAGCATTTTATCTGACTTAGGGTCGCTTGAACAACGTAAGGAAAAGATGTCGGCAAAGGTTGAGTTTATGCTGATGAAGATTACTACCTTGCTTGAGAATCATCCAGATTTGGATTCGATTCATCCAAAGGATTTGAGTAAGATAATGAAGGACTTGCATGACGTTCGTAAGGAACTGAGCAATGAGCCGACCATTATTATTGAGTATAAAAACAAGATGAGGGAGCAAACCTTGCAGGTTCTTCAGGACTATCTGAATATAGATCAGCTTAGGGAGTTTGCTCAGAAAATGGAAGCAATAGAGGCAGATTATGAAATCGTATAAACATTTAGCAGAAAAAAGATTGATCAAGGCTAAACAATCAGAAAAGTTATTTTGTGATCTTTCGGGGGCTAAAGCTGGCACGCAGTATGATGACTACAATCACATTGATGCTTATTTAAAAGACATAACTGTTGATGTGAAGGGGATAAAAAAATGTCATGCTGATGGTTATGTGGCTGTTGAAGTAAAGAACACTCAAGGAAAGCTAGGGTGGTGTAGCAAAAAAGGAGCTGATAAAGTAGCGTTTCAGTTTCATGGCTATTTTGTTCTTGTTGACAATAAGAAGTTGTATTCTTTAGTAGTGAAAAAAATGCTTCAGAACAAAAGGTCTAACCTCCCTGTCATGAGAGTTAATCAGGCGCATAAAAAATATGGTTACAAAAATATTCTATACAAGCCAGTGGGCAGGATTGGTGGGCAAGACATTTTCTTTTATATAACGAAAGATGACTTGATGTCTATCAAAGAAACCATTTACGAATATGAGGTTTAAGTTTCCTATCTTCAAAACGAACTTTTTTACTCAATTTGTAAGATTTAAGAATAAAGCGAGAATATTTAAGCGTGTTGATACTGCTGCTCATAGCAAGAAACAACGTAAGAGGAAGCATGAGCCAAAAAGCTAACTGGTCTGATTTACTTGTCAATATTGTGGGGCACGAACCGCCACCAGATTCTATTGGTTTACGCAATTCTTTTATCGAGAATTGTTTGGCAGATCAAGATGGCAGAAAACTTGCTCAAGCAGATATTCATCTAGCTATGCAACAGGGCATTTATGATTGGGAACAAGAATCATTGTCTAAGAACGCTCGTCTAAATGGCTTGATTCGTGCGCCCTATAATACTGGCAAGTCGCAACAAGTAGCCATTGGTCTATCAGCCTATATGACCACGAGAAAGCACGAACTTGAGACGTTGATTGTGTCTGCTGATGGTGGCATATCTGCCAAGAGGATATTGTCTTTGAGGGCATTATTTATGAGTGATATGTACAGATACTGGTGCAAAGAGAATAATTTTAATGCTGTTGAGTTTGACAGAACTGATACAGGATCAACCCAAAGAATAATAGTGAAGAGTCGCAACAGAACAGGTAACCCCACTTATGAGGCATATGCAGTATTGACTCAAACCACAGGTCAACGAGCAGGTGTATTGATTCTTGATGATGTATGTAATGATGAGGACAGAATATCTACTGCTCGTAGAGATACAGTTTGGAATAAAGTTTCCAACACATGGATCAAGCGTGTTCACGATAAAGGTATTGTTTTGAGCGTGTGTACTCCCTATCATCCTAATGATGCCAATAGTAGACTTATGAAGTCTGGCATTTTTAATGTATTGCAAATATCAGTAAAGGAAGATAAAACAGGGTATAAGGTAGAGGAGTGGAACAATTTAACGTAGCCATATATGCTAGATTTACAGTAGATGTAAATCAGAAGGATGTCGATGAAATCAAGGGATGTATTGATTCGTTCGCAAGGATGATTGATGCTAAGATTGTAAAGCAGTGTTGGGAAATCGTTGAAAGTGGATATACCTCTAGTAAGTTTGATGCTTTATTTGATACTTGTAATAAAAATAGATGGGGCATACTCACTTACGACCTTAAAACATTACACCAACATCGCTCAGGCGCATTATCTATTATACGAGAGGGTTCTGAAATGGGTATCCCCATCTTTTTTGTTGACGCAGGCAGTGCGTTTAATTCTATACTTTGTATATGAGGCAGGCAGATAAAACATGGGAAATACCCTTATGGGAGGTCAACCACAGTAAACAACGATTACTCCAAGAAGAGGCGATGGACTTTTTGTCGTATAAACTTGGGTATGAAATGAGTGAGGAAACAGATGATCCTACGAAGAAGGCATACAAGCATTTTGATGGATATAATCACTACCCTGACGGCAATCTTACGGCTCTTGATTACGATAGCAGCAGTCCTGTTTGGCTTTGTGCTGATTTCAACAGGTCTCCTCACTGTTGGGCTTTGCTTCAAGTTAAAAAGGCTCGTAATGGTCTTAGGCAGTACATTGTTTTCGATGAAATCTTCTCAAAAGAGGCTTTAACGACTGAACAAGCCCTAAAGGCTGTTGAGCTACTCAAAAAATGGGATATTTCTAAGGTTTTACTGGTTGGGGACAACACTTCTAACCAAAAAAGTGGTAATTATGGTCGTGTAGGCAAAAATGATTGGGATTATGTGAGGGAAATACTCGAACAAAACGATATTTTGTATAAAAATGAGCTAGACATACAAAATCCACGAAGAAAAGTGCGTGTAGACAAGGTAAACAACGTAATTTATGCTGGAATCAATGGCGAAAGACGACTTTTGATAAATACTAGGTGCGAACACACCATAAAAGACTATATGTACTCCATTGTGAATGACAAAGGCATAAAAATAGACAATGGGGACAGAGGTCATATGTCAGATGCAACAGATTATGCTATTTGGCGTAATGAAAAGTCTAACAACACGCCAATGTATGTGCTACGCTAGTCTCTTTTTATAGCTTTGGCACGTTTACCCATACCTACACGCTTTTTCTCTCTAACAGCCTCAGAAGCCTTGCCCTTTGCCCTGAGTTCTTGCCATGTAACAGGTGTTTCTTTGCTAATACGAACAGTAGGTCGACACTTTTTTACGCCCTTGAACTTCTTTGATCCACAAGGTGAGCCGTCTTGAGTAGTCCACTTTTCACGCATCCATCGAGCGATGCCTTTTCTTTTGCTCTTCTTTCCTGTGTATGTTCCACCTCTTTTTTTATATTCTTTAACGATATAGGCTGATGCGTATGCACTAGGAAATATCTTAAACTTGCGTTTAGCCTCGGCTTTGACTCGGCTGTAAAGGGCTGGTTTTGCTGGTACGTTTTCTGACATAACCAAAAGTAAAAGAAAATATCA